TTCCTTCAACTTCTGATGCTGGAAATGAGTACACAGTTTGGTGTGAGTTTTTAAAATATTACGAAGCTCCCGGATCATAAAGTATGGCTACTTCGGGTACAAAAACCTTTAGTCTTGATACTGGAGAGCTTATTGAAGAAGCGTATGAACTTGCAGGATTAGAATTAAGAACAGGTTACGATGCAGCAACAGCTAGACGATCTTTAAATATAATGTTTGCAGATTGGTCTAATAGAGGAATTAATCTTTGGACAGTTGCTCAAGTAACTTTGGATATAACTTCTGGCACTGCATCTTATACGCTTAATTCATATGACTTAGATGTTTTAGAAGCTATTATAAGAGTTTATGACAGCACAAGTAGTTCTACATATTCTGATGTTTCTATCAGTAGAATTAATAGGTTAGATTATTTAAACCTTCCTGATAAAACTACAAAAGGAAGACCTTCTCAGTTTTTTATAGACAGACAAGAAACTCCTGTACTTTATTTGTATCCTACACCTGATGCAGTAACAACTTATAAGTTTGTTAGCTATAGGATGCAAAGAATAGATGATGTTACAGCTTCAGCGCAAGATCAAGAAGTTCCTAGTCGTTTTATTCCTTGTATGACAGTAGGACTAGCTTATCAAATGGCTTTAAAAAGAAACCCAGAAAAAGCCCCTACTTTAAAAGCAGAGTATGAAGAATTATTTTTTAGAGCTTCTGCTGAGGATACAGATAGAGCTATTGTGCAATTAGTTCCAAGAGTTGTTTTGTAATGAGTTATGCAACAGGTAAACATGCATTAGGAATTTGCGACCGATGTGGCTTTCAGTGTTCTTATTTAGAAATGATGAAAGAATGGAACGGATTAAAAGTTTGTCAGGAATGTTATGAACCAAAACAACCGCAATTAACTCCTGCAATACCCAGAGATGTGGAATCTTTATTTGAACCAAGACCTGAAATACCATTACCTAGAGCACAATTAGGTAGTGTATCTACAACAAATCAGTCGGCGGCAGGAATGACTTTTAAAAGTGATCCTATAGGGAGCGAATTTGAAGGAGAAACCGCTACTAGCGCATTAGGTAGCATAACAGTGAGTACAAGCTAATGGCATGGACATTTACAACATTAAAAAGTGCAATACAGGATTATGTTGAAAGTTCTGAAACGACTTTTACTAATAATTTAAGTGTATTTATTAAGGAAGCTGAAGAACGTATTCTTAAAAATATACAAATACCTGTTTTTCGTAAAAACGTAACAGGTTCAGGTACTTCAGGAAATACTTATCTGGCAGCACCTTCTGATTTTTTAACTCCTTTGAGCTTAGCTGTTATAGATGGAGACAGTAACTATAACTATCTTTTATTAAAACACGTTTCTTTTATACGGGACTATACTCCGGCAGCAGCAACAACCGGAGAACCAAAATACTACGCAATATTTGATAACAATACTTTTCTCTTAGCTCCAACTCCAAATACTGGGTTTACTTTTGAGCTACATTATGTGTATAGACCTGAATCTATCACTGCTGCTTCTGATGGAACAAGTTGGCTAGGTACAAATGCTCCTGACGCATTACTTTATGGAAGTTTAGTAGAAGCAGGTAATTTCTTAAAATTAACTGCTCCAGAAATTCAAATATTTGAAGAAAGATTTATTAACGCAGTTAATGCTTTAAGTGCTATGTTTGAAGGATTAGGAAATAGAGATGAGTATCGTTACGATAACGTTAGAGGAAATATGAATGCTTAAAGAACCATTACCAGAACTTAAAGGAAAAAATATTGCAATTATAGCTATGGGAAATAGTCAACTAGATTATCATCAAATGGTGGTTCATAGTAGAAAATTTGATGAAGTGTGGGCTATAAATGCTATGGTTGGAGTCTTAAAAAATGTTGATAGAGCATTTATTATGGACCCTATGAGCCGTTTCTTAGACACAGATGATGCAGGAAACATGACTGAAATGATGAGAAACACATTACCAAAAATAAATTATCCAATATATAGTTGTGAACTAGATAAAAGAGTTCTTTCAGTTCAAGAATATCCGATAGAGAGCGTAGTTTCAGATTTAGATTGCGGATATTTTAACAACACTATTGCTTATGCTATTGCTTTTGCTTGTTGGAATAAAGTAGGTGGGGTAAATATGTTTGGAGCAGATTTCTCTTATAAAGGTAATTTACATTTTGCAGAACAAGGCAGAGGATGTTGTGAATTTTGGTTAGCTAAGTGTATGGATGCAGGAATTATAGTTCAAGTAGCAGTAACTTCAGGTTTATTAGATGCTGATATACCTTTACAAGAAAAAATGTATGGGTATCATAGACTTAAAGATCCAATCGTTAGTTATAGGACAGAAGAAGATAAAGTAAAAATAACTAATTGGTCAAAAGTAGAAAAACAACAAGCTATTCCTATTGGAATGGCTGGAAGAAAAGATAATCAAGTTAAAGAAGGTTTAATTGTTGAACCGAAGGTATATTAATGTTTTCACTAGAATCAGATTTAACAGTAGGTAATTTAGGAGTTAAAACAACTCATCACAGGGGACACACTATAGAAGAAGTTGCTAATATGGCAACAGATAAGATAGTTTCTATCAGTGATACCGCTCCTGCACCCATAAGGGCACAAGCGCACGCATTTAAAGATGCATGTAAAAAAATTATTATGTATTATATGCAAGAAGCTATCAAAAATCATATGTGTACAATATGTAATAAATTAGAAGAACAAGGTCATTCTGACCTAGCTAATATTATAAGGAGGCTGTAATGGCTATAACTCAAGCTATGTGCACTAGCTTCAAAAAAGAACTTTTAGAAGGTGTACACAATTTTAAAAACTCTGGTGGTAACACTTTTAGACTGGCTTTATATACAAGTTCAGCTACCATGTCTGCTTCTACAACAGCTTATTCAACAAACCAAGAAGCAACAGGTACTAATTATACTGCTAAAGGTGGAAGTCTAACACGGGTTGACCCAACGACATCAGGAACAACGGCATATACGGATTTTGCAGACCTAACATTTGGAACTTGCACTATTACTGCTCGTGGATGTATGATCTTTAATGACTCAGCGTCTGGTGACCCCGCAGTAGCTGTATTTGATTTTGGCGGAGATAAAACAAGCACAGCAGGTAGTTTTACAATATCTTTTCCAACCGCAGACGCAAGTAACGCTGTTATTAGAATAGCGTAAACCAATCATGTCTGGTTGGGGTCGATCCACATGGGGTTCTGGTCCGTGGGGTCAACCTGCAATTGTCAGTGTTACAGTTAATGTAACAGGTGTTGCAGGAACTACTGCTTTAGGAACAGAAAGTGTTAGTTGTGATGCTAATGTCGCAGAGACAGGTATTGCAGCTACAGGTGCTGTTGGCAGTTTAACTGTTACTGGTGTAGCTAATGTTACGGAAACAGGTGTTGCTGGAACAAGCGCACTAGGATCATTAAGTATATCTGCAAATGCGGATGTAAGCGAAACAGGAGTAGCAGGCACAGGAGCAGTAAGTAGTTTAACTGTCACAGGGGTTGCAAACCTATCTGTCACAGGATTAGCGGGAACCACCGCTTTAGGTACTGAAACTGTTAGTGCCGATGCAAATGTCAGTGAAACAGGAGTAGCTGCTACTACTGCAATAGGCACAGTTGTTGCAAATGGTGTAGCCATTGTAGGTGTTAGCGGTGCTGCATCAACGATATCACAAGGCGAGGAAACAGTTACTTGTGATGCAAATGTTTATCCAACAGGAATAGCTGCTACAAGTGCATTAGGTACATTAAGTCTTGTAACAAATAATATTATTTCTGTTACTCAAAGTGCTAGCACAGGACAAATTGGTGATCTTGCTACTCAAGGAAATGCAATAATTTCCCCTACAGGAGTAGAAGCAACAGGACAAATAACAAAATTACTTGTTTGGGGATTAGTTGACGATTCACAAACACCAAATTATAGTGATGTTTCAACATCTCAAACACCAAGTTATTCATCTGTTGATGATTCACAAACTGTTGATTGGGATGATGTTGCAGCTTAATTGCTAAATTAAAGAGGAAAAAACATGGCAAC